CCCTGCTCGTCTGGCACGACCTGTCCAGGGCCGAGGTAACAATCTCTAGTCTACGCAACTTCTCCTCGCACGAGGCCGCCGCAAAATGCCTGTGCTCGCTACGCGCGCATCGTCTAATCAAGAGGGTGACTCTATGAGGTCAACGGATCTACTCTATCCTCAACGATACGCAACCCCAGAGCAGTCCCTGTGGGCAGCTGTACTCTCCGAGGCAATACAATGCCTCGCCGGCCGCGTGCCGGGCGAATCGACTCGAGTGTGTGTAGGAAATACAAATAATGGATACTAAGTTGTCAACTACAAACAATAAAAAGAATGGATTGAACTATAGACAGAAAAAGTTTGTTGAAGTATATCAAGGGAATGCTACGGAAGCTGCTAGATTAGCAGGATATAAAGGATCCGATAACTACCTCTCAACCCATGGCGCTAGACTGATGAGGGATGAACGCATAGCTAGAGCCATACGCGATCGAGAGTGTAATAACACTCCAAATATTATCCTGAACAGGCAAGAGAGGCAGGGAATTTGGAGCAAAATTGCCCAGGACCAGGAGGAGACGACCACTAACCGGCTCAAGGCCCTCGAGCTTCTCGGCAAATCTGAGGCAGATTTTGCAGATCGTTTGCTGGTCGGTAGGTTGGAGCAGACTCTGGAGGAGCTATCGAGCGCCGAAATACGCCAACGGATAGAGTATCTGGAGGCTGAGCTACAGGGTAGAGCGCTGCCTGTTTTAGATTCGGATGAGGGCGAAAATGAGTAAGGTTTACATAATACACATTATCATACCCATGGAATGTAACGAAATCAATGGGTTAACTCAATAAAACGATTATCAGGTGGAAAAGTGAGTAGTACTCACCACAAACTGGTACGATTCGCACCACGTCACAGGCCCTCGGCCGATCCCGTTTCCCACCTTATAATCGTTTCCCACCGGGGGATACGGGGGGTGGGGGGGGCCTTCCGATGCCCCGATCCCATAAATAATATCCCATCCTTAGTCCGGGCTGAAAATCGGCCCCCCCTGGTATCATCGACGTTACCTGGGAATGTTTTTCTTTCATACGAGGAAAGGCGTGGACAGTGTTTTTACGATTATGCTATGTGGGGGTTGTGGGGATGAGGGAATTGATAGACAGGGCTATTATGGAGAGTTTCAGGGAGTATGGGAGAGAGGAGTGGCTGGATTTGATGCTTTCCTGGTTTTTTAGTGAGATAGGAGAGGTGGAGGTTGTGGTATTGCCGGTATGTCCTGGGGGAGAGGCGAGATGAGTATTTGGCGATGGGTATGGTTTTGGGTGAACATTGTATTGAAGTACGGGCCGAGGTTATTGAAGATAGCCTTGGAGATTTACGACGATGTGGAGAGACAGACGCAGAAGGAGGCGAGGAAGACGGGAAGGCACAGAAGCAGTGCAGAGAAGGCAAAAGAATTTGATGTAGGAATGAGTGCTGCGTACAGGAATGAGAGGCTGGCGAAACCTCCTGTATTCAAGGTGGCGAAGTTGCGAGAGACGGCTTGGAGGGTAAGGAACGGGAGGGCGGCGCACAGGAGGTATACGGAACATATACCCTTAGAGGTTTGGAGTGAGGTTGCGTAATTATGGCTAGACGAATCAGGTTGGGTGGTACTGGGGGCATGGTACCTGGGAGAAGTGTTGTTCCTGGGAGACAGCAGCCGCAAGTACCTGTAACGGCGGTGCAGGGGAATGTAAGGGGGGTGCCTTCTGGGGCTATGGGTACGGGGGGTACTGGGGGCATGCAGCAGGGTGGGCCTATGTTGTACAAGCCCACGATGACGGCTCCCGTACAGGGCGGCGGCCCTGGTCCTGGGATGCCTACATACGCACCTGTGCCCCCGAGAGATCAAATCAATCAACCCGCAATTATGCCTTCGCGTGGCGGTGGGGGTATGAGGTACGGCTTTAATCCTGTACAGCAACGGCCTGTAGTGGGGGGAGTGCAGAACCCTTACAGCGATATGTTGCAGCAGAGGATAAACGCCGTAAGGAACAACGTAGCGATGCGAAGAGCGAACAGGATTTCGAGGCGCAAGCCGTATATGTTTTGACAAAGTAAGGAGACAATCTGTTATGGCTACTTCAACTCCGGGACCGCGAAGGCAGGCAAGACAGCAGACAAGAGCGCAAGTAAAAGAAATTCGTTCTGCAACCCCTAGAGGACAGATTAGGGGTGTAAGACAGGCGGCAAGGGGCGCAAGACAGACTTCACGCAAGGACGCCTATGCCAATGCGAAGGGCGTTGTGCAGGGAAATGTGGCGGCAAGAAAGGCGTATCGTAAGGGTGTGACATCAACGATACAGGCGCGGCCTGCGAGGGCAAAGGTTCGAACGAAGTAGAAAAGGATACAATGTCGAAGCGCGTAAAAGATACTTCTGCTTTAGACAGGCTTTCTCCTGAAAAGCAGAAGCTCGCCCTGCTTATGGAGTTGGAGCGAAGAGGCAGGACAGAGGGCTTGATACATCTGTATCCTGAACAGGGGCCTCTTTGCAGACAGAACTATCCTAAGCACTTGCAGTTCTTCAAGGCGGGAAGAAGGTATAGAGAAAGGGCATTTGTCGCGGCGAACAGAAGCGGCAAAAGTTACGGTACGGGGGGTTATGAAACTGCCCTTCATCTTACTGGTGCATATCCTGACTGGTGGGAGGGAAGAAGGTTTTCAAGGCCCGTGCGCGCAGTTGCCGCAGGCGATACGGGACAGACCGTGCGAGATATCGTACAACAGATTTTAATCGGTCCTCCAGGGGAACTAGGCACAGGGCTTATTCCGAAGGCGGCGATTGTAGGTCACAAGAAGAAACCCGGAAACGTGCCTGACGCGGTGGAAAGCGTAGTTGTAAAGCATCTTCCTACAGGGGGTAGAAGCAGACTACAGTTCAAGAGTTTCGATCAGGGAAGAAGGGCTTTCCAGGGCGTGGAATACGAGGTCGTATGGATGGATGAGGAATGCCCTCTTGACGTGTGGAACGAAGCTGTAATGCGAACCATGACTACAGACGGCATGTGTATGCTTACCTTCACCCCGTTGATGGGTTTGTCGGACCTTGTTCTTACGTTCATGCCGGAAGGAAAGTTCAACGACGAAAACAGCGGCAAGTTTGTAATCGGGGCTACCTGGGACGACGTACCGCACCTTGGGCCAAAGGAAAAAGAAGAACTCTGGAAATCCACACCCCCGCATTTGCGAGATGCAAGAAGCAAGGGCATCCCTCACCTGGGGGCCGGGGCGATCTATCCCGTACCGGAAGGGTGGTATGTCGTGGACCCCATTGAAATACCTCCTTACTGGCCTAGAGCATACGGGATGGATGTGGGTTGGAACCGTACTTCCGTGATATGGGGGGCTTTGGATAGAGAATCTGATTGCTGGTACATCTATTCGGAACATACCGTAGGGGAAGACAAGCCCCCAATGCACGCGGCGGCTATACTTGCACGCGGAAAATGGATACCCGGCGTGATAGATCCTTCCGCAAGGGGGCGCGCACAGCAGGACGGAGAGGAGCTGTTCAACGAATACTGCAACCTTGGGTTGGATATTTCCCCTGCAAACAATGCTGTGGAAGCCGGCATCTACGAGGTTTGGACTCGTTTGACTACGGACAGATTAAAGGTCTTCAATACGTGCAGAAGTCTGCTTGGAAATCTAAGAATCTATCGCCGGGACGAAAAGGGCAAACCGGTAAAGCAGAACGATCACGAATGTGACGCCTTGAGATATCTCATGATGAGCGGGAAGGACGTAGCCGTAAACGCCTATGCCGCGCAGCAGGAAGACGAAGACAACGAACGAAGGCAGTACGAAATGGAAAGAAGTTACACAAACCTTGTCGGGGGATATGGATAGTCTTTGAAAAAATAGAGTAATGCCGATTATCCGCAGCTAGCTACTGTGGAAAAATCAAAAAGGAGGCCACGCGGGGCCGCGTACTTGCGTGTTGCCTCCTTTTTTTTCGGCATCTTCAAAACAAAGAGGAACAAAAAGCGGATGACTGTGGCATATCTGGAGCAGGCCGAAGAACAGAGCACAAATACGCTCGACGAAACACGTACGCCTATCGAATGGATAAAGACATGCGTAGACCCCGACCTTACGGGTATGCCGCATCATAACGTTGCGGAACTGCTTACGGACAACGAGTTGATGCGTATCGGGCAGCTTGTCTGCTACAAGTACGAACTCGACAAGCAAAGTCTTGCGGATTGGAAAAACACAAACGAAGAGGCGGTGAAAATCGTCCGTCAGGTGTATGAAAGAAAGACATTCCCATGGCCGGGGGCGGCGTCTATCAAGTATCCGCTGATTACAAACGCTTGTATCATGTTTGCCGCCCGTGCTTATCCCGCACTTGTCCAAGGCAGGGAGGTGGTGAAGTGCTCGGTACAGGGCCAGGACGATTCGGGGCAGAAGAAAAACCGGGCGATCCGAGTCGGGGAACACATGTCCTACCAGCTCTTGCAGGAAATGGAGGAATGGGAAGAAGAAC